ATAGTTTCCTCTTTCTTAGGTCATCTAACTCTACTTTAATTTCCATTTAAAATAAATCCATTTGGTTATTTGTTTGATAAATTACATCGTGACTACCACCAGTACCATAGTCACCATCATACTGGTTTAACGCTTCTGCTTTGAAAAGTAAGAACTGGCCCACTCGTGTGCCTCGTCGAATACGAGCCTTACCACAACTAACGTGGAGAGCACCAGCCATGACACCACTGTAACCACTATCATAAAGACCGCTAGTAATGAACAAACCATTGCGGTTAAGAGTGCTCCTAGTAATGACCCAACCTGCTTCATCACTTCCGATTGTAATAGTTCCTTCCATAATGATTTCATACGTTCCATTTTGTAGGTTCCAATATCCTTCTTTATCAGGTGTGATAAGGGTTGAACCCCTATGATTCTTACCCTCTTCACTTATTTGAAAAGTATTATTATCAATTGATCTAATTTGATCAACCTTCAGATCAATTGCATTTGGTTGCACTTGCTCAACATCAAAGTCACTCAACGTTGAGCCACTCATAGAACCAGCAATATGAATCATCGCTACCATTATTTAGACTCCGTAAAATGATTTAGTAATACAATATAATGAACGGCTTTCATAAGATCCTTCTTATTGTAACCATCTTTCTTTCCATACCTCATAAGATACTTAATTGCAGTATCACGACATGTGGTATCAACACTACCTAATGTGTGCCACACATCAGTTGTCTGCAACTCCTCCTTACCAACATAATGACCATCATATGTTGATTCAATATAGCTAGCAACTTCTTCAATAAACTTATCTTCGTTATATCTAAATTTAGGTTTATTCTTTACCATGTTTTTGACCCACATAGCTCGTCAATATACTCCATATTATCACACGCATACTCAACATGTAATGGTACCTCACATGCGTGGTTAAAGTCAACTTCTTTTTCGAACTTACCATTGATTAGACCTGTTGGACTATTATCAAACTTGATACCATTGAGTCCAGCCCATACTGCTGCTGAACTATCCCAAGTATCGATAAGATGGGAGAAGTTCCTCATCAATTGAATTTCATTTGGACCTTCTGTCATTCCCAGGAAGTGGAATTTTTTCTTATCGTGAATTTTTTTGAGATCAAATCGTTTATCTAGTTCAATCATAAACTTCCATCTTGATAAGAACTTTTGCATTCTCCAACCCTGTAAAGAGTTAAATGATTTTGAAATTATATCAGTTCCACTTTCACAATTGTATGCAAGTGGAATATTAAGAATGCTGAATGCAACATAATCAATACCAGGATTATGGAAAGCCCAAGCATATGAAGCTATCAGACCTTCTAAGTCTCCAGGCTCTGCTTGTGGACAATAAAATGTTCCAATGTCAGCTTCTCGTAGCTGTGGAATCATTTCCATTGCTGCGTTCATAGTTTTTGTAATTGGTTCTCTCGGATAGTCTGACATTACAACATAACTAGCTCCAACCTTCTTTGCCATTTCAATTAGCTTAGAAGTTGGATACATTGGCTGATTACGTTTGTACATTTCAAATGCACTGTTGTCAAGTATCAAATCACCACCACTGTTCCTATAATTCTCACAATACTTTTCATCTTCTTCAACAAGATGTGCAAGAACTAAATGTACTGGTCTATCTTTTACGAGATTAAAATGTGGGGTTGGTACAATGTGGCAAAAGTCAATCATAATAACATACGGCTCCGTTCTCACCATCCTCACTTACTTCAATAATTAATGTACGATCTGGATACGTACTCTGTATATATTTAGCTAGGTCATCAGCGATCATCTCACAACTTTTATAGTCCAGCTGCAAAGTTTTTTCATCATATAGACCTTCGAGCTCACGCTTAAACATAATAAACTCGACGTCACGATCATCATGCTTGACTTCAAGTTCTACCCTAAAGTGAAACATATGTCGATGAGGATATTGTAGGAAGTCAACCTCTGGCATATTAACAGCACCTGGCCATTTGTGAATTCCTTCTTTTTGAAAGGTTACAAAGATTCTTTTCATATGCTTATCTCCGCTTGTACTGTTCCTTGATAGGATTTCAGTTTGTTATTCAGCTGCCAAGATGTTTTAGCAGCTCGTTCAAAAATACCAATCATCTGTTCTTCGGTGATGTATAGGGGAAGAAGAAAGAACTCTGTAATACCTCCCATTCCATCAAGAACTCCAGGCTCTAATCCATAATACTCTTCAAGATTAAAGTCTTTTGGAAACATAGCACGGAATGCATGTTCCATACCAAATGCAGCGGCTCTAGCCAAACTATACGACTCGCTGCTGCAATACACATTTGACAACACCTCGATGTTAAAAAGATCGTAGCCAGGATGCCAAAACTTTGACGTCCGACCAAATCTTTTTTCCATCAGTTGTGAATGTTCTTTTGAAATACCAGTTTTATAAGCCGACTTATCGTTACACGTCCACTTCAACAAATAATTATTCATAATATAACAACTCCTTATGAGCTAGTTTAGGATAGGTGTTCCCCTTGCAATGTTTAGGAACTCACGACGAAGGTCAGATTGTGGATCTGCAAACACACCTTCAACAGCAAGAGTACATGTACTTGATCCAGTATCTTGGATTCCTCGACTCTTAACACAATAATGTACAGCTTCAAGATATACAGCAACATCAGGTGTACCAGTTACAAACGAGATAGTAGCTGCAATCTGTTCAGTCAATCGTTCTTGTACTTGAGGCCTCTTTGCAAAGAACTCGACAATACGATTTAACTTAGACAATCCAAGAACCTTTTCTCTTGGAATGTATGCAACACAAGCCTTACCATCAATTACAACAAAATGGTGTTCACAGTTAGACTGTACGTTTACATTTCGTTCAACAACAAATGAACCAGGTGAGTTCTTTCCCATCTTATTCTCAATTGTTGTACACTTAGGAAATTTATCATAGTCAAGTCCCCAGAAGATTTCCTTTACCCACATCTTAGCAATTCGATTGGGTGTGTCCATCAACGAGTCATCTTCAAGATCGAGGCCGAGCGTCTTAAGCGCATCCTCCATGCACAAAGCAATCTCCCTAATCTTAAACTCGTCGTCTTCAAGCACTGCTGTTGTCATTGGTGTTTCAAGACCAATGCTTTCTAAATGATCACGTACTCGTTGACCAAGCTCACGATCAGATTTGTAATCAGGATGACTCATACATTACTCCTTCTTTTAACTTGTTTCTAGCATCCTCAAATGGTGCCTGTAGCGCAAATCTAAGTACCAGTCTGTCTGTATGACTAACTGGTACATCATGATAGTATCCACCAACATTGAGTAGAGCACAACGGTAAAAATACATATATTTCTCATCACCCTGGTAAAAATTTATAGGTGCATGACTTCCGTCGTTTAAAATAATATTGATGGATGATTTGCATGATGTATCTATATGTTTTTCAACACTGTCTCCAGCCAGTTGAACGTAATATAATGGACTTACCTTGCACCCAAGAACGTCTTGATAAAACGTTTTAAGCTCTTGCACCAACTCACATTTTTCCAGCGAGTACTTTTTCCAGTTTGTGTTTAGGGCAGTTGTTTTATCATAGTCAATTTCAACCTTAGATCGATCAATATCATCTCTAAGATTAATATAACTAAAATCAATTTTATGTTTTGCTATGTGATCCACTTGGCGGAACTTCCCATGGAAAAATTATCCAATCATCACTATCTATTTTATTTGGACAAATATCAACAGAAAACTTTGATGTTGATCGTTGCCACAACGAAGCTGTCTTTACATTTCTTTTTAGTTTTTCACGATTGAAACTATTAGCACCCCCAAAAGTAGCATTATCTACGATGTTATCAAAAATTTCTTCGAAGGTGATACCAGTATCATTTATATCATCAACAATAAGCGCTTGTCTACCATTACTGAAATAATGATATGGTAATGATTGTCTTTTGTTTCCATCTCTAAGTTGCCAAGTAATAATCTCTAATGGTTTGTTTAACAAGTGTGACAAATAGACTCCTGGAACACAGCCACCTCTAGCAACTGCAACAATGACATCGGGATTCCATTTTAATGTTTCAGTTTTTACTTCATCAATATAAACTTCAACACTTGTGGCAATCCATTTTATATCTCTATAGTATTGATCAATACTATACCCAATCATCCCATATTCCTTTCTGTTCACTCATCGTTGAATTCATTATCTTCTCTATGTCCTACTCTCATTGCCATGTTGCTATCTGTTTCACGAACCTCAACCTTACAGCACCAGATACGATCCTGCTCACCATAATCTTTCAAAAAGATTGTATTGATATATTCATACAAGAAGGAAGCTAGGCCTTCACATCCAGTCTTTTCAACCTGAGTGATCTTTGCAAGTCCAAGTTCACCGAGCTTTAATAGATGCTCACGGTCCGGATCATCATCAGCAACAAGTAGGGTATGATCAAACCAATCTTCAAGCAAATCTTTCAGAGGTCTCAGACCTCCAAAGTCCATAACCCAGTTACGACTATCAAGATTGTCAGATTCAAATTCAAAATGGAATGATAGTGCATAACCATGGATGAGATTACAGTGACT